GCGTGAAGCCGTGCGGCAGCCACGCATTGGCGAAGATCATCGTGCCGGGCTGCGCCTCGAAGCCGATGGTGTTGCTGGCCGGCGTGATCTCAGCCATGTTGGCTTCGGGCAGGTTGGCCTGCACCTTGCCGGCGCGGGGGTCGTAGAACAGTGCCTTGGAGCAGTTTTCCGGCGTCTCAAGGAAGTAGAAGCCGACAAGCTGCGCGCCGTTGCCGTGGACGTGCTGCTCCATCGCGCTGTGTTTGTGATGCTCCTGCGCCCACATCTCCGTGAAGAAGGTGGTGGCGTTTTGCATGTCGCTGCCCTGATTGCGTAGGATTTCCCACGCGCTCTTGCCGATGAACTCACAGAAGCCGCGCAGGCGCGGGTCTTGCGAGAAGTCACCCGACATCTTGGCCGGATATATCTCGTTCAGGTCGTCAGACTGCTGCGCCAGATACTCGTCAGACACCGCGTTCACGGCGTCGAGGAACTCCGGCTTCAGGGCGGTGACGACGACGGACGGGAAGCAGAAGATCGGCTGGAGGTCGCCGCTCACGACTTATCTTCCAAGAACAGCGGCTGCATGTTCTTCAGCACCTTGGTGCGGTCGCCTTGGCTGTTGATCACCTTCATGGTGATGGCCTCGATGTGCGGCACGATCTGCGTCTCAAAGTCGGGGTGGCAGCGCATGGTGTTGAGGTGATCGTGCGGGATGGTGCCAGCCGTGAGCAGGAAGTTCTCCGCGCGCGTCTTAAGTTCGCCCAGCCACTCTTCGCGCTGCATCGCCTCATTGGCCTCAAGGAACGGCAGGTGCCGGTATTTGCGGTTCGGCTCCAGCTCGTCCATCAGGCTGCAGATGTAGGCGTACTCATTGAGCGCGGCTTGGTGGTTCAGCGCCCAGCCCTCGTTGACGGAGTTGCACTCCAGCAGGTCGGCCTCGGCGTTGAGGCGCTGCACTTCGGTTGAGGTGGCGTCGGCCAGCACGGCCTCTGCCGCCATGACCTTGGCCTTGCGGCGCAACCCTTGAGCCTTGGAGTGCTCAATCTTGACGCCGATGTCGATCTTCTGGTCGTGCAGCAGTGCCCACGCGCCGTCTACGGTGTGGCAGCTTCCTGCCATGAAGTGCTTCAGTTGGAAATCGCAGTTATTGCGATGCGGCTTGCTGTTCATCGTGTGCTCCTTACGATGAGGTGGAAATTACATGTTGACGCCAGATGTGCCGTTCGAGGCGGCAGAGCCGGCAAACGACACCGCTGTAGCCGCTCCGCCAGCCGCGACAACGCAGCCTGAGTATGTATATTTATTACGGGTGGTGGCGAAGCAGCCGCCCACAATGCCCAGCGCAAAGATACCAACGGTGCTATTACCGGCGGCTGAGCCGTAGCGCGACGCTGCCGTAGCTGCGCCACCTGCGGCAACAACGCAGCCTGAGTAGGTGTACTTATCACGGGTGGTGGAGATGCAGCCGGGAGCTTTAAACCCCAGCGCAAAAATGCCAACAGTGCCATTACCGGCGGCTGAGCCTTGCCACGATGCCGCTGTTGCAGCGCCACCTGCGCTAACGGTATCGCCGGAATAGGTGTACTTATTACGGGTGGTGAGGCCTCCACTCGAACAACCTAACGCAAAGATACCGACAGTGCTATTACCTGCGGCAGAGCTGCAACGCGTAGCTGCCGTAGCTGCACCGCCTGCGCTGACTACGCAGCCGGAATAGGTATACTTGTTACGAGTGGTGAGGGGGCAAAAGCCAGCGTTACCACCCAGCGCAAAAATACCGACTGTACTGTTACCCGCAGCAGAGCCTAGCTGTGAAGCTACCGTAGCTGCACCACCGCCACCGACAACACAACTTGAGTAGGTGTATTTGTCGCGAGTGGTGACAGCAGAAGGCGCTTGACCTAATGCAAAAATGCCAACGGTGCTGTTTCCAGCGGCAGAGCCATAACGTGATGCCGCAGTAGCCGCGCCGCCTGCGCTGACAACGTCACCAGAGTAGGTGTACTTATTGCGGGTGGTTAGCCTAACACAACCGCTAGTACCCCCCAACGCAAAGATCGCAAACGTCTCAGGCGGCACAAAGTTCGGCGGCCACAGGCCCTGACCGACCGCCTGAAACTGCTGGGAGAGTGTCCAGATGCCGCTGTACGAAGGCATGGATTACACTCCCTGCTTTGATGAAAGGTGTGTCATAGCGTAATGCCCGCGATGCCGTTGGAGGCGGCGGAGCCTGCGGATGACGCCGCTGTTGCCGCGCCTCCTGCGCTAACGGCGCAACTTGAGTAGGTGTATTTATTGCGGGTGGTGACATTTCCGCTAGACGCTTCGCCGAGCGCAAAGATGCCGGTTGTGCTGTTACCTGCGGCTGAGCCAGTGAATGAAGCGGCTGTTGCCGCACCGCCTGCGCTCACTACGCAACCGGAGTAGGTGTATTTATCACGAGTGGTGACGAGCCCGCTAGTTATGCCAAGCGCGAAGATACCCACTGTGCTGTTGCCCGCAGCGGAACCGCTACTTGACGCTGTCGTGGCTGCGCCCCCTGCGCTGACAACGTCGCCGGAATAAGTATACTTGTCGCGGGTCGCAACGGTTGTTGAGCAATTTATAAACGAAAGCGCAAAGATACCTACTGTACTGTTACCCGTAGCAGAACCACTCCGCCCCGGCGATGTAGCCGCACTACCTGCGCTGACGACGCAACCTGAGTAAGTGTATTTGTTGCGAGTAGCGGAGCCAGAGCCTGTACATCCCAACGCAAAAATGCCAACTGTACTGTTACCGGCGGCTGAGCCATATTGAGATGCCGCCGTTGCTGCACCCCCCGCGCTCACGACACAGCCTACATAGGTGTATTTATCGCGCGTAGTGGACCGGGAACCCCCTACTTGACCCAACGCAAAAATGCCGACCGTGCCGTTTCCTGCGGCAGACTGCCGCCGCGAAGCCGCAGTGGCCGCGCCGCCTGCGCTAACAGCGCAACTTGAATAGGTGTATTTATTACGAGTGGAGCACCCGCCACATCCAAGCGCAAAGATCGCAAACGTACCGTCCAGCACAGCCGTGATGCTATTGCTGAACGCGCTGATGGGCGACGGCCCGTAGCTGTTCAACGCAAAGACGCCAAACGTGTAGGACGTGCCCGTAGACAGCCCAGACACCGTGATCGGGGAGCCCGCCGCAGCGCCAGCAAACCCATCAGGATTGCTCCGCGCCGTATAACCGGTGATCGCCGATCCGCCGACATTAGCCGGAGCAGTGAACGTCACAGACGCGCAGTTGTTGCCGCCAGCCGTAGCCGTGCCAATCGTCGGCGCGTTCGGAGCCTGAAGCGGGTCAAACCCTACGCCGAGGATGCCGCCCTGATACCGTTGCGACATGAGATGTCCTTACGAAATGTCTTCCCACGAGCAGGTCACGATAAGGTCGTTTGCTGTACCAGCAGTTGCGCCAATGCTTTCGTTTTCTTTGAGGTAGATCGACGTGGTCTTGTCAATGACGATCAGCGAAGCGTCCGCCGGCACCGAGACGGTAGAGGCAATGGCAAAGGCCGTGCCGCCCAGAGCCGCTGCACTGTACTTGTTGATCGTGATGTCGCAGGCGTTGGTGCCATCCACATTCGAGACAATGAGCGTGTTGATCTTCAACACCTTGCCGCTCGACGCGGCGTTGCTCACGATAGACGTGGCGCTCGTCGAGGTCAGCGACGTGCTGCTGTTCTCGCCCAAGATGCTTGTGACGTTGACGATATTCGGGTTGGCCATGACCTACTTCCTCACAGTCCGAAAATTAGGGAGAAGGCAATGGCCTGCCCCTTAGTTGCGCCCGTAGCCGCTGGCGTCTGCGACACCCAAGTTGTGCCGTTGCTGGTAAGCACATTGCCTGCCGTGCTGGGCGACACAGATGATACCACAGAAGTGCCATTGCCGACCAGCACAGAACCAGCGGTAAGCGTAGTCGCGCCCGTGCCGCCGTTGCCAACAGGCAGTGTGCCTGAAGCCGTCGATACGTTTACCGGAGGGAGGATGCTTGAAAGAGTTGCCATGTGTCTAGTTCCTCAAGCGATGGCCAAGAAGATGTAGGTGGCGGCGTTGACGTTGATGTTGGACGCCGCGACCTGATTGACGACGAAGCCGGTGCTGTCGGTATCAACGCTGTCGTTGCTTGTCACCTGCGCCGCCGTGCTGTTCAGCGCCAGATACGGGTCGTTGCCGGCGACGATGCCGCGTGCGCTATCCCAGACGTACCAGTCGCCCGTGCTGTCCGTGCGCTTGATAAGCACGAACCGTGCGCCCGTCGTGAAGGCGCAGTTGATCGTCTGGCTGCTGCCGTTGCCGGTGTAGCTGCCGACCTTGCTCACGCCGGGGACGCTGGCAAAGAGATAGGCGACGTAGGTAGAACCAGCCGCGCCTACCGCGCTAGAAGCGCCGTTGATCGTAAACTGTGTTGCGGTTGGGGCCGTATCGTCCCAAGCACCAGAAAGACCGCGAGCCGCTGTATCTTCCAAGAACAATGCTCTTGTCGCATCGCCATAGTACACGGGCCAAACCCCAGTCCCGCTGCGCCGCTTGACAATCATCAACTCAGGTACAACGCCCAAGTTGTGCGCTTGCGTGAGTACAGAACCCGTCCCCGTGTAGCAAACCACATCCATGAAGCCGGGGGCGCGGCGGAAGTTCCAATAAATAACGTTTAGCCCATAACCAGACCAGTAGCTATTATCTACAACTGCTGTGTTGTTTTGAAACCCAATTCCTATAGAGCTACCAGTAGATTCTGCTAAAGTAGAATTTGTATTGACAAAAGCGTAACTGGTAGTAGTGCCACCGCGCAGCCTATCCATTGTATTTTTACTACTGCCAGACACGTCTGTGGAAATAACCAAATCCACTGGAAAGTTTGTCGTGACCGTGTAGGGTGAAGATGCGCTTGTTGCATACACCGGACTAAACACACTCGTCCCCAGCGTCGGGGTACGCATCGGGCCGCGACGGATGGCCATGTAAATCATGGTGTTGCCGTTGCCGTTAAAGTCGCTATCGCTAGATATGAGTTGGAAGCCGGTGGCCGTTGGAGCCAAGATCGGCATATTTGAGTAGCCATTCTCATTCGTGGCTGCGTTCGGATACAAAGACGCCTGAACGCCGCTAACGGGCATCCCACGCATATTGTCTAAGACATACCAATACGCGCTGTTATTAATGCATTTGAACAGTATCCACTGCGGCTCCCAGCCAAGTGTGATCACCGGCCCGGTGCTAGAGCCGTTCCCGACATAACTCCCACACTGAATGATCCCGTCAGACGCGGTGACGTGGGCGAAGAGGTAGGCGACGTAGGTGCCGCCAGAGGCGTTGACGGTCGCGTCAGTGCCGACACTAAACTCAGTCGAAGTTGGCGTTGTGCTGTTCCAGCGGGTCGCGCCTGTGGCTACAGCAGCCGTGTCATTAAGCACCATATACTGCGTGTTGGCGTTGCTGCGGTGGTAGACCTGCCAGTCGCCTGTCGTGTCGGTGCGTTTAACGATTATCATCCCCGGCGCAACGCCAAGGTTATGAGCAATGTTTCTGTTAGCTCCATTCCCCGTATACGTCACCACGTCGAAGAAGTTGGGCGCTTCGCGGAATGTCCATGAGGCGTAGGGTGCAGTATTGGTGTTAACAACACCTGATGTGCCAACTGTGAAGCCGTTTGAATTATATGCCGTTACACTATTGAAAATAGTCGAAGCCGCACCTGTGGTGTCGGAAAACAACGTGTTTGTTGTTCCCCGAAGCGTGTCCATTAGGCCGTGAGACTGCGTTCCGTCTCGACGTTTTACCCAAACCAACCCGCCCTCACCGGACAAATTAATGCCATTGGTGATGGTCTGTGCGCTCCCAGTACCCGTGTACAGGTACGTCGAAAACACGTCCTCAACGAACAACTGCGCGCTCCCGCCACCCAATCCAACCAACATGTTAAAAATGCCAGTCACTAGGTAACCCCTGCGCCGGAGATGGCCCAAGTCGTAGCGGCAACCTTTACGCAGGTCGCAAGGCCATATTGAGCCAGTGTGCGTGAGCCGGTTGTGGCGGTACCCGCCAATCGCAGCGTGTCGGTCGTGATGCTGATCGTCTGGTTGCTGCCGCTATTGTTAAAGATAGATATTGCTGCACCAATAGGAAACGCGACTGATCCGTTTGCGGGGATTACCACACCACCTGTTGTGGTGTTAATCATCTTGCCCTGATCGGACAGAGCCAATGTGTAGGCTCCCGTCTGGCTGTTTTGCGGCAGACCGCGATAGCCTATGGTGTCAGCAGCAATAGTGCCAGTCGCGGTAATTGTTACATCTTGGTCGAGTGCGGTTATATCTGTATTTGCACCTGACGCGGCAGCGCCGAGTGATGTTAGGGCTGCTCCTGCTGTAGTTGCGCCTGTGCCGCCATTGGCTACGCCAAGCGTACCCGTCAGGTCGCTTGTTGGGATCGTAGCTGAAGCCGTCATGGCGCTTGTGCCGCTACCCTTAACGTAACCAGTTAGCGTAGTCGCGCCCGTGCCGCCGCGTGAAACATTTAGTGTGCCGGTAGTCTGGGTGTTAATGTCTGCTGCACCGCTTGCGCCGCCGACCTGCGCAAACACGTTCCAAGTCGTGCCGCTATAGACAAGCTGAACACTGACGTTGGAAATGTCGCAAATCAGGTCACTAGCGGAGCCCTCAATGGTGGATCCGTTACGACCTACTGTGAGGTTGGTTGTGGCCCACGAACTTGAGGTATCAATGACAAAGACCTGATCGCCAACAGCCGGAGTGGCAGGAAGCGTAACCGTGAAGGCCCCGCCGCTAGTGTCGGTCTGGACGCCGTCATTGGCGGCAGCGGTGTAGTTAGCCGTCTTGACCGTAGTGTATGTAATGCCACCGGCTGGTGCAAGCTGTGACACCCACGCGGTACCGTTGCTTGTCAAAACATTCCCGGCAGTGCCCGGTGAAGATAGCCCCGTGCCGCCGTTGGCTGGGGCGAGTACGCCAGACGTGATCTGCGTTGCAGCAATAGCAATAGATGTATCGGTGACGCTCGTAGCCTGCCCCTGCGCGTTGACCGCAATGACAGGCACAGATGACGCGCTGCCGTAGGTATTGGCTGTGACGCCAGTGTTTGTGATGCTGAAGACCGTACCAGCCAGAGATAGGCCAGTGCCCGCTGAATATGTGATCGGAGCGCCAAATTGCGTGAAGACAATGGCCGTTGTGCCCACAGTGATCGGCAGTGGCGTCTGCTGCACCCAAGACGTGTTGGCTAGTGTTGAGCCTCCAGTGACAAGGAAGAAGTCGCCTTGGTCAATCTGGTCAACGCCAGTACCCGCACTGTCAAAGTCTGTTGCGCGGGTAAGGATATACGGCGTGGATCCGTCGCCGGTCTGCGTAACAACGTAAACGCCGTTGTTAGCCCCCGCCACCTCGTTCTTGACCAAGATGCGGTTACCCGCAACCACAGCCACGCCGTCAACGCTCAGCGCGCCATTGGCATTGGCCGTAAGCGTTGCACCGACACCACTGGTGCCGTTGTTGTATGTGTTGGCGGGCAAAGCCGCAACAGTCGCCAAGCGCACGGCTTGGTGGAAGTTAATGCCAGATGCGATGGTATCAGCATATGTCTTATTGACGATGTCCGTGCCGCTGGTCGGAGCCGTGCTGACTGTGCCCGTGGTAAGCGCAATCGACGTTATGTCGGTGTTTGCGCCTGACGCCGCTGCACTAAGGTTTGTGCGCGCATTAGGGGCTGTCGTTGCGCCAGTGCCGCCATTGACCACAGCAACAACGCCAGTGACGTTTGAGGCCGTGCCAGTCGTATTCTGGTTGAGCGTTGGAACGTCAGCCGCGACAATAGTGCGGAATGTGGGTGTGCCTGACGTGCCGTCTGGTGCCGCTAGGAAGGTGTTAGCCGTCTGCGCTGCGAAGTTGGCGGCAGTAACGACAAGCGTCCCACCAAGGGTTAGCGATCCTGATGTAGTTACTGTTCCGCTCAGGCTCAGGCCGCTGACAGAGCCGGTGCCTGATACTGACGTGACCGTCCCCGTAGTCGAACTGGTACCTGCACCAATGGCAGTACGAAACGTAGGCGCATCTAAAGCAGAAACGGTGTTATCTGCATTAAATTGTGGGAAAGTTATTGCCGATGGATTAGTTAAAGTGAAAATATTGCCGCCGATTGTTGTCGCGCCAAGGTTCACCCGTGCATTAGGCGCTGTCGTTGCGCCCGTACCGCCGCTGGCCACGGCAAGCGTACCGCCAATCGTAATTGTGCCACCAGCCGTAATTGGCCCACCGCTTGTTGTTAGGCCGGTTGTTCCACCGCTGACATCAACGCTTGTGACTGTACCAGCCCCAGTTCCGCTTGCACCAGTTGGACCCGTTGGCCCAGCAACAGTTGATGCATCACCTGTCGGACCTGTAGGACCGCCAGCGCCTGTTGTTCCTGTAGGGCCTGTAGGGCCTGTAGGGCCTGTGTTACCTGTCGGACCAATTGGGCCTGATGAGCCTGTTGGCCCGGTAATACCTTGTGCGCCCGTTGGACCTGTGGCCCCTGTAATGCCCTGCGCGCCCTGAATACCTGTTGGCCCCGTAGGACCAGCACCGCCGGTTGGACCGATATCTCCCGTTGGGCCGACAGGCCCTTGGTTACCTGCCGTGCCCTGATTGCCTGTTGGACCAGTCGGGCCTGTAGTGCCCGTGGGGCCAATACCGCCCTGAGCGCCAGTTGGGCCCGTTGGGCCGACAGCAATGCCCGCAATGGCAGATGCGGTTGTGCGACGCGAAACGCCAGCCTGCACAATTTCCAACTGCTCCGTGCCATCCAAAGAGGTGGCGAGTGGAAGCTGAGGGATTGTGGTGTTGGCCATTGTTAGATCCCCGTCTGCGGTATCTGGGTGAAGCCGTAGGGCAGGCCAACCAGCGCCGTGACCATGTTTGTCGTCGCAGTGAGCAACGATGCAGCGGGTATAACCTTATTCGTCTGGTAGGTAAATGCCGTCGCAGTTGTCACCGTGATGCTGTAAAACCCACATGCATTCACGTTTGCAAGGCCTTCGACCGATATCTGCGCGTCCGTTACAAGGCCGTGAGCCGCCGAAAACGTAACAGAGATCTGGTCAGTACCAACGGAAGAAATCGACAGCGGGTTCAATTTGACGCTGAAATGCTCTTTGCCGACGAGCGGCATAATTGCGCCTTGGGTCAAGCCAGTCGGAGGCCCAACCTGCTGCGTCAGGAGGTTCTGCCCATCCTGCGTGGTGAGCGTTACATTGACGGGGATGGGGATGCCTGTGGTTGGGTCAATGATTGGCGGCGCTGTAGCCGTCTGGTAGTCGGTTTCAGCTTGCGCAAAATCTTGTGTGCGCGCCTGCATAATCGGCACGGGATCCGCAGGCACCACAATCGCCCTCAATTGGGTCTGTGGCGTGTCCAAGCAGCTATTGCAGACAAGGATGCGAATGTTCTGCAAGGCTGCGCCGCGCCAGTCATACTGCCATTGCAAATCAGCGTGGTTATACCGAAACCCGCAGCGGTCGCAGATTGCATGCGCCTGCGGCCCGGATGAGCTTGTTCTGGCCCGACCTGACTGCGAGGCATATGCCATTGATGCTACCTAAAATAGCCAGAGATCATGGGGGAGATATACTGCTGGGCAGTTTCAACGTTTTGCATTGCAGCAATCTGGTAGGATTCGTCAGCTAGCGGCTTGAGCATTTGAACGCGATCTGGTGCCCACATCAGAGCCAAACGCTGCGCCAGACCGTAGGCAAACGCCTCAAGAAAATAGACAGGCGCATTCACCGTTTGCCCGTTGAAAAAATCTGAATCGTCAATTTGGCAGACCTGATAATAGCTAAGGGCCGTCTGGGACCCGTCCGGCACCGGCCACAGGTTCACGTTGCTGGTGATCTGGCGGTTCTGCCAATACGTTGTCGGGAAGCCCTGCTGCTCTTTGTTGGGGTAGGACGCATACTCCGTGCGGCCAATCGGCAGGATCAGGCGGTCAATCGACTGAGCCGTCTTGCCGATAATGGACCCCAAAGCAACCGTCTGCGAATTGCTAACTGTCCAAGTGCTGCCAGAGCCAGCCGTTATCTGGGTTCCGCTGATAATTGCGTTGCCCGAAATCGTCATGCCGATGGAAGGCGTTCCTGAGGTTACGGTCAGCGTTGTCCCGCTGATTGAGCCCGTAAACACCTCAGCGCCCGTGACAATGTAGGTGTCCAGCATGACGATGTTGTTGCCCGGAACCGTGTAGGTGGACTGCCCCTGAACAAGCGGGATGCTCTGAAGGTTGACCATCCACAGGTTGACGCCTTCCGACGACCAGCGGCCAAGCAGCAAATTTGCCGCCATGCGCGCTGACTCCATGTGTTCTTGGAGCAACGCAGTGTTGCGAATTCCACACAGGTTGAAAGCGTAGAGCGTCAGTTCGCCAAGCGACGGATTGTAGTTGAAGGTGCCGCTTGCGGTCATGACCTACCCCTTAAAGAGCGCCATCGTTCTTAATATAGACAATCTGCATATTGGCATCGACAGACGTCGATGCTGTTGTGCTGATAGCCCGGATTTCAAAGTCAATTTTTTCCGGGATTTGGATGGGGTATTCAAACTTGTTTTGAAAGTTGCCGCCATTCGCGCAGATCCATTGCAGGGCGCTGTCGAGCGGGCCGCCTTGCGAAGAGGCGATATACAGACCGAAATTGGTCCACTGGCCAGCGGTCGCGTTGCCGGAAGAGGACTGAATTGCGGCAATGTACGCAGTGTAGCCTGCTGGGACGGTCCAAATGGCGGATGTGGCACCAGACTGGGCCAAATAATTTAAATAAACCACCGCAGGAACCCCTGCGGTCACGGTTCCCGTGCCAACGGAAATTGTGCCAGCCGCCGCCAGCCCGGTGCCGGCAGTCGCTACATACATGTGCGTGACGCGCAAAAAAGAATTGGTGGTGTTGACGCCGGTCTGGCCGTTCAGCGTCACCGTCTCTTGGATTTGGTTGTAGTTGGCGTCCAAGCCCTGAACGACCACCGTCCTAGCGCCAGTACCTGCTGCGGCATCATTCGCGCTGGTGCTGGCAACAACCATAACTTGTGCGCTTGCGGGATAGACGTAAATGCCGCCCCGGTTCCAAACCGTGGCCTGCGACGTGCCCAGCGTTGGGAACGTGCCAGAAACCAAAATGACTGAGTGACCCGTAATTTGGCCACGGGCGACCTGAAGCTCAAACGGCTCAGTGACCCCAACGCGGCTGATGGACTGGCAGACGATACCGGAAGCCATAAAACGAACCCTTCTTATAAGGCCTTGAGCCTAAAATCCCCGTGACATTACCACCGATCAGGGCGGCAGACTAGCACTTCACATCCCACCTTTTAAGCGCCAAATTGATCCGACTGTTCGGGTCGTGCGCCGTCTTGGCCGATGTGAGCTTCTCTTTCATCCCGCACATCCGTGAGCGGAAGTTGTCGCGCCTCTCTGCTGCCGCAGGGCTGCGATCCGCTTCGCCTGCGGTGACCGGGCGCTTGATGTTGTGACCCTCAGCACGAAGCGAGGCGCGGCCCTTATCATTCAGACCGCCGGATTTGGATTGACCTTCTTTACGCTGCCAAGTGTCAGACATATCGCGCTCCATAGTAAAACGGGGGCCGCTAAGCCCCCGTTCTATCTTCACAAGGCCTTAGCGATCAGTTGATCGAACCGCTGACATTGCGACCCTTTGGGGGGGTGCCCTGACGAGCGGAACTAAACGGGCTGCCGCTATCGCAGGAACCGCCAGACTTGCGGGCCTTGCGGCCAGCATGGTGCATGGCGTCCATGCCCTTCACCTTACCAACAGCCTTGCCGCCGCTCTTACGCTTTTCAGCCGCTTCGTTGACGTTGCTTTCGTAGGTGTAGCGCATGTTCTTGCGGCCAAGATCTTCGGCTGCCTGATTGACGCCACCCGATGCGCGAGTTTTACGACCCTTCATGACAAGCCTCCTTATGCCGTCAGGTTGTTGGACTGGATATAAGTGACGGTCAGAACGCCGACACCGCTACCCGTGTTTGTGGATGTGACCAAGACCCGAATATCGGTCGTGCCAACGTCCGTCCAGTTGGCAATGGCGGCATCGACAGTGCCGGGGCTGGCGCTGACAAGGCCCTTGGTGCCGCCAGCAACAGCGCCAGCAGCAGTCAGCGCCGTGGCCGAAGCCGTGGTGCCGATGCCCAGCGTCGTTGCAGCACCCGTCCAAGCAGTCGAAACCGTCAGCGTGATGCTGAGGATCTGACTGTCAGCGGGGATCACGATGTCAGTCGTGTAAACGCCAGCAGTGGCACCATTGGTTGCCTGCGTGATCGCTTGGGACTGGGCCATGACCGTGAAACCGACGTTGGCTACGCCGCTATCACCGCCAACGCCGGCAAGAACGCCAGAGCCGTCGCTGTTAAGGACGTTGCCCGCCTTAATCGGCCCGGTAAAAGTGGTAATACCCATTTGGGACCTCCTTTAAGGTTACCCCCTCCCCGTTAAGAGAGGGGGTGCCGATTGATTACGACGTCGGGAACGAACCGAAGATCGAACGCCAGTTGTAATAGCCGAAGCTATAACGCTCGTAGCCCTTGACCAGAAGGTTGTCGGTCACGAAATCGACCTGCATGTCGGTTTCGAACTTGACGCGCTCCATGTACGACAGACCGTCGATGTTGGTCAGCAGGAACCAAGCATAGGCCGACGTCAGGAAGTCGTTGACCATGTAGCCTTCCGGCAGACCACCGCTGGTGCTGAGGATAGCGTTGACGTCGTTGTCAGCCGTACCCGGACGGAGTTCCGTCTTGGTCAGGCGGATCGCGACAGGCTCAAGCTGCGGCGGAACGATGAGCTTACGACCACGGGCGAAGACCTTCAGGCCAGCCTGATCCTTGAAGTTTGTGCGGATCGAAATCATCGCATTCAGCAAGGTGGCTTCGTTCAGATCGACCTGAGTGGACGGCGTGTTGGCAACCGTTCCACCATCGATGGGGTGAGCGGTCGAGCAAAGCGCGACACCGTCACCGCCAATGTTGGCGTTGTAGGTTGTGGCCGTGTTCAAGATGTTCGAGCCGTAGATTTCCTTGGTCTGCTGAAATGACTCAATCAGACCGAGGTTTGAAGGCTGGAACTGCGTCTTGTACAGGTTGTCATCGATGGCTTTGCGCGTGATGGCATAACCAAGGGCAATTTCATTATGCTCTTGGTTGTACACATAACGCTCACCAGCGCCGTTGTCGAAGGAGGTCTGGCCACCTTCAGTCTTCAACTGAGCAAGACCGAGGTAACGCATTTCAGCGGTACGCTCCAGCGCCAGCTTGGAGTCATGCTTGGTGAAGATCTTGTCGTACTGAGACGGGATCATCTCGTACTTGCCTTCAATCCCCCGCAGGCCGGGGAGCAGAAGGTCCTTAATTGCTGAAAGATTAACAGCCATGGTACCTTACTCCCTTAGATGCCGGTCAGGGTCTTGGTGGACACGTTGTTGAACGCAACAATTGCATAATTGTATGCGCCAGCTTCCGTACCATTCGAACCCGGAGGGTTGACGTCGAGACCGACAACCTTGAACGGCAGCGTGGCCGTGGTGGTCGGGGTGACGGTGATGTCGATGTACGCGCCCGACAGGCCGCTCATCGTGTTGGGGGTGCCATAGGCGAACTGCACGTTCGCACCGATGTCCGAAGCGGCAAGACCGGTCGAGGACGAACCACCGACCTGCGCCAAGAACTTGGCGTTCGGATCGTTGATGATGTACACTTCGACGGTGTTGGTTGAAGCAACGTCAGCAGCGCCCCAGAAGTTCGACCAAACGGTGCGCTTCTGCGAAACCGACAGATACTTGCAGCCGACAAAGATGCCAGCAAGGATGCCAGCGCCCGGAGTGGTCGGGAAGACCGTACCGTTGGCGTTCTGGAAGACCGGGTCACCGAAATACATAGCAGCGGTGTTGTAGGCACAGAAGGCCACATTCTGCTCGTAAGTCGGAGCAGAACCAGTACCACTGTACTGGCTAAAACCGAAAGGCGCAAAAACGTTGGCCATGACGGAACTCCTTTTGGGAAGCCATCATCGCGCACCGGGGCGACTTAGACTGAGGTTTTTGGACCTCCGCGCCGGGGGAGGCGAACCGATAAATCTGATATTTTTACAAGCTTGTCAATACCGCAATAAAAAAGGCGGCTTGCGCCGCCCTTTTCACCCAAATCCCTTACTGGGGAATTGGAATTGAGTCGTATGACTTTCGGACCTTGACCAGAGATTGGTCCTTGTTCGAACGCTCAAACTGACCGCCTTCTGCGGAATTCAGTTGGGCTTCCTTCTGCCTGACCTGATTGCGCGCTTTGCGCAATTCAATGGCGCGGGCTTCGTCGGAAATCTCCGCTGGGCGCTCCATCAAGATCATACCCTTACGCTCAATAACGGGGTAATTTCCCTGATTGGGCATGTAGGACGGGTGACGCGACGTCGGGACAGCCTCCCAGCCTGCGCGGGCCAAAGCGACCTGATACGCGGGATCTTCAGCACCTAGCAGAAGCTTGCGCTTCCATTCGTATTCCCAACCCGGCGGGATGTCGGCCTTGTTGATGTAGAAGTCATCAGTGCCTTCATCCAGATCACCAAGGTGATCACGAAGTTCAGCGGCACGACGAGCAGCGCGGGTGCGGGGATCTTCTTCACGCATTGGAGCCCGAATGTCTTCGCGGATCGTCGGCACAAACTCCGTATGCGCTGCCGCTTGCGCGGCGGGAAGCGGCTGATATGCCTCTTCCAGATCCTGCATGTTCACCGCCTCTGCGGCAGCTTGCTCAGCCCGCTGAAGGGCTTCTTTTACCTTAGGTGGGCGTCCACGCTTTTTGGGTGCAATTGCTTCCATAACGATACTCCTTAAATTAATTCAGCTTGCCCTCTTTCTGAAGAACAAGCTTATTACGTCCATACTCATCAATCGTCATACCCATCATGCTAGCCATTTCGCGCTCTGCCGCGCTGAGCGTTACACGGTCTGGCTTGCTCCCACCGCCGCCACCACTGCGGGAGACGGGCGCTGCTGGCGGTGCTGAACGGCGCTGCGTCGGCTTTGCCGCATCAGCCATGGCATCGTAATTCCGACTGTTATCCTGACGGCGCATGCGAAGCGTGTCTTCAATTGCGTCAAAATAATCGTCAGAGTCCGCAGGAATATCGTCGGCAATCGCCAAATTGTGCGCTGCAATCATCTTTTGGTACAGGCGCGGGTCGGTCGCATATTGCGGATTGCGGCGCACCCAGTCGGCAGAGCGTGGCGAAAGCTGGCTTGCCAAAGCCTCGACAGGGTCAGCTTGATAGGGCTTTGGGGCTGGCTGGCGGGGCTGGTTTTCCAACGCCTGCTTGCCTTGCTCAAGCTGAAGAAGCCTTGCAGCGTTTGCCGACATCTCCGCCTGAATGTCCGCAGCCGTGTCAAAGTCGCCAAGCGACATTGCTTCACGGTAGTTGGACTTCAGAATGTTGTTGTTCTGACGGACGGTGTCGATGGCGTTTGAAACCAGATGCAGGCTTGTGTCCTGCACCTCGCCCTGTGCGGCATAGGCGGACTGCTCAGCCTCGCTGGCGCGGCGCAAGGCCTCTTGACGGCCTTTGCGTTCCTCTTCCAACTGCTTTTTGAGGGCATCAAGGGTGTCTTCAACCGGGTCGGCGGCAGGGGTTTTCTCCTCCGACTTTTCGACAATGATGTCTTCTGCCGGCTTGGGGTCTTCCCCCAAATCCAGTTCCAATCGATCTTCTGCGCTATCTTCAATCGACATTTTTACCTCCTTACCAGACCATATCGGGCTGCGGGACACTGCCCCGGACGTTCGTGTCCTTCAGCGCGCGGCAAAGCACGTTGTTGACGGTGATCGTCCAGCCGTCAGAGGGGCGATAGACGACCCAGTCGTGGATCTTCACGTCCATATCCCGGAACCAGTTCCCGTTGGGGTCGTTGAAGGCTTCGGGGCCCATCTTGACCACAAGGCCAACCTTGCTCTGGTGACGGTCTTCGTCGCGGTGGCTGTCCGTCAGGAAAATGCCGCTCTTGGTCTTTTCCGGGCGCAAGTAAACGGCAACGATCACCTCGTTGTGGAACACCTTGAGCTTTTCGATGTCGCCCAGTTCCCGAAGGATGACGTCCTTGGGGTCTTCATCGTGTGACATGACCATGTGTGGCATCTAATCTTTCTCCATCGTTTATCGTTCAGAAATGATTTTATTAACTTCGTCACGCAGGTCTTGAAACTCACGCAGGCCAGCGATCCTACCCACTTGGTATTTGTAGTCGGAATAATCAACGACGGCGTGTGGGTTGGTGACGTTTTCCGTCAGGTTCGCGATGCGCGCCTCAACGAGCTTGCTTAGCTCGATTTCAAACAGATTGTTATAGTTCATCAATAGGTTCCATAAGATAAGATATTGGGCGGCGTCCTTCCATTAACGCCGCCCAAACTGGTTATTTTTTGCGCTTCTGGATCTCCGTCTTTTCCAAGCGGCCCAGACCGCTGCCAGCACCGGCATCCATGTCCTTATAGGACCGGTAAGTGCGGCCACCAGCCTTGCGCGGCATTGGCATGGGGCCCGGACCCGGACCACCAGCGGGCGGCATCGGCATCGGCATCGGTACGGGCATCGGCATGGGAGCGCCAGCCTGAGGCGGAGGAGGCGGCGGCATCTGGACCGGAACACCCTGCGGACCCGGCATGGGCGGCATGTCAGGCTGACCGCCCTGCTGCCCCTTGCCAGTTGCAATCACGATGTTGATGTTGGTCTTGCCCTTGGTGCGCCCACCGGACTTGCGTTCAGCGCGGCCACCCTTCTTGTAGTCGCCGCTGGGGACCCGATCCGGCATCGTGTAGGGGGCTGGCGGCATGCGCTTGGCCGGGGGCTTAGGCATGGGCTTAGGCGGCATCTTCTCCTGCCTGTCCATCCTGTCCATGAATTCCCTTTCAAGGCGCTCCTGCTCCGCCATGCGGGCGGCGCTTTCCGCACTTGCGGCGGGATCCGGCCCATTGTAGCCGCCACCAGCGCGCTTGGCACGACCGCCCTTTTTCATTTCAAGGCCGGAAAGATTGCCGCCGTAAGCCTTGGCAACGCGACCGCTGACCTTTTCCTGCGTCTGCATCTCGCCGTCCAGCGACGTCAAGCCGCCGTGGGCCTTGGCCGTGCGCGCGGACTTCTTGAACGCCTCTTCGGTCGGCGCGCCCTTGCTGCCAGCCTTGCGCATGCGCTCCTTTGAGCCGTCTGCAATGCGCTCTCGCTTGGCGTGGATGTTGGCGTACAAACCGCCGCCGTTCTTTTTGCCTGCGACTTCGGGGCCGGATGAAGCGCCGTCCTTCTTCTTGCCAAGGAAGTGAGACGTTAAACCCGACAATCCACCGAGAGCGCCGGCAGCGGCAGGCGCGGCCACATCCTTCAGGATGCCACCCAAGTTCTTGTGAGCGCGACCGCCCTTTTTCAGGCCCTTCATCGACTGCTGGGTGTCGTGCTTATCGTCCATTTTGGACTTTTCCCACGACTCCATCGACATGCCGTACTTCTTGGCAAGCTTCTTGTCCTGCTTTTCGTCCTTGGCGGAGCCTTCAAAGGCCTTAGCGCGACCGCCCGTCTTCAGGCCGCCAATGTGCTTCTTGCCTTCCCGGTCCTCGTTCGCATCCTTCAAGTTGCGGTTGACGAGGGCATCAACGGTCAGATGCTTGTTGCCTGAACGCGGCTTCTTGCCTGCGTTCTGCGGGGCATCAGCGCCAGAAGAGGCGACAACCTTGCCGCCCTTCTTGTAGGCGCGGCGCGAGATCGGGCGCATGCCCGTCTTAACTTCGGAATTCAGAACCTGCTCAGGACCGTAGTCAGAAGCGTCAACCTTGCCCGACCCAGCATTGGTCAGGCGGTGGATTTTGGCGCGCATTGCACGACGTGCGGTGCGTGACATCTCTGACATTACAGTCTCCTGTCTTACCGAGTTACCGGCGAACGAAATCCCACGAAAGTGTGGCGAAACTTACACTAGCTCTTTTTCAGGCCCTTAGCAATCATCAAGGCGCTGCGAACCTTGCCGCCCTTCTTAAAGCCGCGCTCTTCCTTCTGACGCCGGTCTTCCATGATGCTGTCCAGCCATTCTTGTGTGGCGTCTTGGTACGGAACCTTGGTCATCAAAGACTGCTGGGCTAGCGTCTGACCGGCAGGGGAGTCGTAATCAATCGCCTTGCCGCTTTTATCCTTTGCCTTCAGCGTCTTGTAAAAGTCCCTGAACATCAACTTCGACGGGATCAGGTCGCTAGATCCGCCCAAATACCCTTCGCCCGTCGTGGGGATCAGGGCTGGGTATGTCTTATGCTTAAGGTCTGGCTGGCTTATAACGCGGCCACTGGGCTCAACTTCGGAAAATGCATGACCGGTGGATAGGCGCGGCGCGCCAAGAAGCTCTGGATTTGACGCGGAAAAACGCACCTCTCCGACGTCCGGGAAGCCTGCTTTTTGCCACTTTGAGCTATCAATCTTCTTCACAAAGAACGACGCATGCGTACCGGGACGGTTAGCAAAAAACTGCTCAGCCTCCTTGGTGTTCATGATACCCGGCCACGCAATTGGGTGCTGCTTTGTCGGCGGAAGCGCTTGGCGCATCATCTCATCAAATTCTTCGATGTGCTTCTGCGCAATTGGCGAGTTGGGGATCATGCGCAGGATCGGCTCGTAGGCGTGATGCGACGAGTCCACGCTACCAAGGCCCATGGCGACATGGGTGCCAATTGCAGGCGTTCCTTCAGGGGTTTGCGTAGCAATCTTCTTGGCCAGCGTCTTGGCGGCGGCAATACGGTTGCCATAGGCCGCCGGGTCAGCACCCTTGGCAAACTCCGACCGCATGAATTCAGAGCCGCCCTGCTGTTCGCTGGGGTCTGTAAGGGCGGTTGAACCCGACTTCAGCAAGATCTTATCCGCCGGGGACAAGTCGCCCAAGAACGGAAAGATGCGCGCCCCACGGCGCTGCATTTCTTCAAGATCGGCCTCTTTGCGCGGAAGCATCATGCCCTTTGAAAGGGCCGTTGACTCCATTTCGCTGAGCGGCTTGCCAAATTCGCTCATTTTGACGTTCGCTGCGCCGGGGTTGGCGGCAAGGACGTCGGAGCCCTTGGTCGTGATCTTGCGCGCAAGGGCGTACTGGGCCCTTTTCAGATACTCCTTGAACTTGTCGGGATCGACGTTCGTATCCCCCAGACCAGCCATGCCGATTGTCTGGAATATCTTGGCGACCGGGTGGTTCAGTATGCTGTCGTCATCGGCGTTCTGTGCGCCGCCGCTTGCGGCGTGGTGCATGGCCCGCACGACGTCTTCGTGCGTGGTTTCATCGCCCCCAGCCTTGTCCCACACTGCGTGGTGGGCAAGGTGCTGGTAATACGGCTTCAGGCGGTCAGGAAGGGACAGGTCCATGGCGCTCTGACGCGCTGAAAGCCGGTCAACAGCCTCAATGCCACCTGCGCCGCCCTTCTTGGCAATGTACTTGGAAGCCTCGCTAGTTGGACGCCCGGTGTGCAGGATGATCTGGCGCGCATCCAGCGTCGGCTGGTCACCGCGACCCATGAGCGATGCCAGAAAACCAGACTTGCTGGGGCCGACGCCGCGAATGTGCTGCGTAAATGCCCGCCACTCTTCTGGGGTGCTAGCCATCAGGTGACCGCTGTGGACAAGCTCCGAAACCTGCTTTTCCTTACCCGGCAGGTTGAGCGCGGCCCACGTCAGGGCATCCGGGATGTCCGTCTGGTGGCGGCCAAATGGGGCCATGACCTGAATGGCGTTCTGGATTGCGGTCTGGTGGACCTTGCCCTTCTCTGCGGCGTCAAGGTAGGCCTGTCCCGCTGGCGTGTGCAACCACTCGCCAAAGGCACCTTCGGGGCGGATCTTGCCCGTCATTTCTTCCGGCAGCACAAGGCCAGATGCGCGCAGTTTATCGACGTTCGCAGCCTGACGCTGAATGCTCGACCGCGTAATGGTGTACGCCTTGATCAAGTCGCGCGCTGTGAGACCACTGCCAGCAGCGCGCTGGGCGACGTTATCCATAAAGTCGCCAAACTTTTGGACGTGCGACGGGATTTCTTTCAGACCGCCAAGGCTTTCCTGAACGTCTCCAACTGGACGCCAGTTCCAGTCGGAAATATACTGCGTTTCCGGGTCCTGATAGCCGCCAACGTCGCCGCCGTCAGCGTAACCCTCAACCTCACCGCCCGAAGCGTAGGCAGGGAAGCCCTTCTTCAGGATGCTTTCACGCATGCGCGGCGTGATCTCCAACGCTTGAAGGTCGGTCTGGGTGTCGCCCTGATCGTAATCGGTGTGGCTTACCGGGTGCTTGACGGTTGCAGTAGAAAACTTGGCTTCAGGGTCATGCTTCTTGGCAAGCTCCATCAAGCGCTTAGGCACGATTTCGTCATAAAACTTTTTCATGCCCTCGCCGCCGACCTGAAGATCAAGGCCGGAAAGGGAGCGCCAGTCGCGGTTCGGAGCGTAGGGCACCTTGTTCATATCGGTTATCGCGCCCATAAAATTGTTACGCAGCGCCTCATGCTCATCTAACATGCCAAGCATGTTGGCAAAAGAGTAAGAATCCTCTTCCATTTTATTTTTTAACATTCTTCTTGCATCCTGAGCTTCTTCTTCAGAACTAAGAAAGTCAGGACGTGAACCGCGCCAGTTGTTTAGGTGCGTTTCAACCATTTTGTCTTTGAAATTTTCATACTCTTTTCTTGCGGCATCGACTTTAGCTTGGGACTCTTTGCGACCAACGCCTTCTCCGGAAGCAATTTTACTTGCTATTTCCTTACCAAGGAGTTCTTGCATTTTTTCTTCAGGGACGTCGTTTTCGGCGTAAGACCGCTCTCCATTGTGATCAATTGCGTGGAGGTTGTACGTCCCGTCTTCGTTTTTTTCGTGGTGGATTGCCGCGATGTATTTGCTGAGCTTGTAGCGGTCGGCAACGACTTGCCCCGGCGTCCACGCAAGCTTGTCATGACCGTACTTGGCGGCCTCCAGAAGGGCGCGCTTCAGGCCCAAATTTACCCAGTCGTCGGTGTTTTTAATGTACGGGGCAGTAGAAACGCCATTAAGCTTTTTATTCATTGCCGCAAGTTCGGCATCCTCTTCCGGAGTGCGTTCATTGGAGTATTTAAGACGCTGATACCTGTCTTCATCGATAGGTCCGTAGAACCCCCTCTCGCGACCCTGCTGACCCCAATCACTCTGCAATTCATCAAGGTGCAAGACGCTCTTGCCCTCAGTGTCCGTGCGATCCTTCATCAAAAGGTGCGTCAGGATATTTGGCTCACCTTCAAAGTGCGCGCCAACTCCGCCAAACAGCACGTCATCGCCGCCATGCTTGAGCAAAACTTCGCGATAGTTTTCACCGCCCGGAAACATGTAGCTTTCATGGTGAGGCCGCTTGTATTTATTGGAAAGCAGGCCACGGTTTTTCCTAAAGGCTTCGCCCTTTTCCTCGTAGTCGCGGTGCAAGTTGGTAAATTCTTCAGTGGGATCAACAAATGGACTTGTGCCGGCTCTCCTGCCCTCTTCTAGTGCCCTATTCAAACGGTCGCGCGCCGCGTAATAGGGCTGCGCGTATGTAGCGTTGAACGCATCCTCCTCTTCCTTGGGCGGCTCTTCGCGAAACGACTTTTCAACAATTGGCGTCCGGTTTTGGTTGAAATGCGCGGCGACCTGTTCGCGGGTGATCGGCTCAGGGCGGTTCGAGCCAGCGCGGGGCGCAAACGCCTGATCATATCCGGAGGCTTCAAACTCAACCGGCTTGACGCCGCGATTAGTCAGCATGTTGCGGAATTCAGCCGGTGACGCCTTCGCCTGCGGGAGGCTGGCTGCGGTGGCCGCTGCGTGGCTGTACAGGCCCAGATTGTCCGGTGCCGTGTAGTCGGTAGGCTGATCAACCTCGCCGCCAGTAGCCCTGCCAATGTGGGCTTCATTCGGATCGTAGCGACCGCTGTTGCCGATGGCAGACTTCACCTGATGCGGCTTGAAGACGACCAGTTCATGCGGGTGATATTCGCCGCCAGCAGCTTCTTTGGCGGCGTGATACTCGCGTCGGCTGTTAACAAATTCGTCCTTTAACGCTTTAATTTCAGCACTATTGCTAGCGTTCTCATAGGGGGCATCATAAAATGCGTTCTTGGCAGCTTGATGCCTTTCCCAAGCGGCCTGTTCGCGTTGCTCTGCCGCCCGCTCCTCTTCAGGATCTTTGATGCCGTATTGGTGCATGACAATGACGCCGTCATGCCCTGCATCCATGAGCATTTTGGTTTGCTCAGAAGGCAGCCTCTCACCCCTACCCTTCCGGATCAATCTTTCGTCTGAAGTTTGCGGAAAGCCAGCAGCGTTCATAGCTTGGTCCATGGCTTCACCGCCGCTAGAAGAGCGAGGAAACTTCACAATAAACGGGTTTTTCAAAGACAGATGCACAGGCATTACGTTGGGACCGCCGCCTTCTTCAACGCGGTATCCAGATGCAAAGTTATTGGCTGCGTTCTTATATGGGGTGAAATAATGGCCCTTACCGTACCATCCAGTGTCGGTGTAATCTGGGTTTATCCCAGCATCGATGCGGCGCGGCTTTTCGGTGTCGAACTCTGAAATGTTTCTATCGGTGCCGTGATAGACAACACTGGGAACGAGCGGGTGGTTGCCCTCTAAAAAGGTATCCAGATTGGCCTGCCGCTCATCATCAGGCATGCCGCCGTCAGCGTAACCACCCGCAGCAAACTGCTGAAGCTGCGGCTGGGGCTGGGGCTGAAGCTGCGGCTCAGGCATCAGAATATCAGGCGCTGGCTGACCAATGTCAGGCAAAGGCACACTCGCAAAGTGGGGATCAACCATGGCCGCAATGCTCTTTGCGGTCATGATCGCCTTGCGGATGGCCTTTGGGTCCCTCATTCTTGCTCACCCTCACTGAACTTGCGCTCTGACGGCTTCGACAGAGGCTCAACAGCTTTAGCCTGCTCTGGATGCATCACAAGGTCACGGGCAAGCTGCAACATGGCAACGCGCTCACGGCTCTGGCGATCCAAATCGCGGTTCTGGTCTTCTACCATGCGTTCTTGGTGACGAACACCAATTTCGCTGCGCTTGGTTTGGGCATTGATCAGATCCGCCTGCGCGGCGTTCAGGGCCGCCTGACCCATCTCTGGGGCGTCCTGCTTGGGCGCAAGGGCACCGGACTGGATCTTTGCCTTCGTCTCTTCCACCCGCGCCTGAGCTTCCATCATGCGCGCTTGGGCGGTCATTTCGTCGTTCTTCATCTTGGCCTGAGCCTGCAACAGTTCCGGCGGCGGCGATGCTTGAGCGCCCGCAGGTGCCATGAACTGCGACGGGTTCGACCAGCCAATCGCTTGCAACGCGGCAACGTCAATGGCAATCGGATCGTACATCGACGGGTTGGCCTGCTGAAGCTGCTTGAGCGCCGTAATCTTCATGATGCGCTGGCCATGCGATGCCGTGTTGGGATCGGCTTGAGGCGTCAGGTCGTAATCATCCAACGCCTTGAGAAACATCTGCTGGTCCCACTGCATGGTCGGCTTAAAATTACGCTGCCAGAAGCTTTCCGGGTTTTCGCGGAAGCAGTCGCACAGCAAGCGGAACTCTTCTGCTTGCGCTGCATGAAGGCGCTTGTGAACGGCGTTCATGACCTTGGTGGCCTGTTCGATCATGGCAATGGTCGTGCCCACAGGGGCGTCAGCGCGCCCCTCACCAACCTGCTGCTCAGACGTGCCGCCAATGCGCATGCCGGTCTGGGCCATGTCACTAACAAGTTGCATCAGAGCCTGCGACGGCGGCTGGTAGGGCAAGGGCATGACAGCCTGTGAAATCGGCATGCCGCCAGTCTTGATCAGTGCGCCGCCACCGGGCGGAACGCGGAAGATGTTGGTGTTCTGCCTTGCGCCCGTGTCAGCCATCAGGAAGCCGGGGAAGTTGGAATACATACCTGCATCCAGCAACTCACGCCACGCAGCCGTGATGGCGTTGGTGGTGTTGCCCAGAATGTGCAGCAGGCCAATGTCGTAAAAGCCAAGACCCGGCACGAACGTGTATTTGACAAAGTTGCGCTTAGCGACAGGCAACTCTTGAGTTTCTTCATTGTAGTTGCGGACAATTGACAAGATCTCCTTGGAGGAGACGTCAACGGTCACGCGGTACGGAATCTCAAGCCCAGACACCTTGCCCTTGTGCTTATGCTCAAAGCCCTTGATGTCCAGTTCGCAGTAGCATTCATAAATTTCGCGGTCACGGTCCAAGGGGTTGGTGGACTCAGTTGAAATGCCCTGCTGGTCACGCTCTTCACGCTGCAAGGGGTCAAGGCGGCGCATGCTGGGCGTACCCAGATCAACATCGCGGTAAACGCCAAGGATCTGCATGCGCTTCACAATTGACGGACGCATCATGATCCGGTGGGTGATGCGGCGCGCGTTAGACAAGTCGGTCGCGTCGTTGCTGACAATCAAATCGTCAGCATCTACGGTCTCCGAAACAGGCCGATTGCGCAGCGGGCAGTAGTAAACCTTCTTGAACGCCGTGCCGCCAAAGCCCAGCATAAGCAGCATGCGGTCGGTGTCGGGATAATATTCCGTCGCCGTCGAAGTCAGATAGTGATTGAGGTCGCGCTCAAGCGCGTTGGCCATCTGATCTTCTTGCAACGTCGCGTTGTTGTCGTCGTTGCGGATCTTGACGGGACCATCAGTCGGCAAAAGCTCAGAACGGGAGTTGGCCTGAAAGCGCAGCACAGCCTCCAGCAGCAGCGGGTGCCTAACGCGCGACATACCCTCAACCGGAGCGCCGTCAGTAGCCCCTGTAAGCCCCGGAATTTCAATCTTCAGGCCAAGAAGCTTGATCCCTTGGGCGCGCGTCTCAATCCAGTCTTTGCGGGACAGTAGATCGTCATCAATGCCGCGAAACAGGTCGCCTGAAATGCGGTTAAGCTCATCCTTGTCGATATCATCGACCAGATTGCCAAACCATTCGCCGCCAGCCTTGCCTTCAGCCGCCTCAAGGGGGTTTCCGTCCAAAGAAATGGTGATTGAGCCGTCGTCATGCTCAATAGAGATGACATTCCCGTCCTGATCAACTTCCGGGACGTCTCCACCTTCGTTAGCAAAGTCAATTTGCAACGGAGAAGTGTCAATCGCACCCGGCTCTTCAGGCGCAGGCTGGCGAATGTTCATTGGAGCGAGGCCCGGTTGCGTTGCCATCAGTCTTCCTCTGTTTCAGCGCCTCTAAGGCACTCCATCTCGTCGCAAAAGAGACGCAAACCCTCTTTGGCGGCAGAATTATCATCTTGGGCGGTCAATGTATAGGTCCGCTCATGGTCAAACGGCGCTTCACCCCAGACCTTCACCTCAAACTGCCTGTGGCCCAGATCATCGACCATGCAAGATGCGTTGACGCGACCGTTATACCTCATAAATCCTCCATTATGCCGGGTACAAAGGCTCACTTTGCTTGCCGGGATAGGTCTTCATGCTCTCAATCTCTTCAATGCGCTCCTGAGACCGCGTCAAAAGCCCAATATCACGCAAGTGGCGGATGCTCATAGACACAGTGTCAACCAAATCGTCGTGCTTCCCTTTGGGAAACTGCCCAACTTGCGTGATTACCTGCTCAGCCCAGACCTTGTCGGGCGCATACACCATGCCGTCAGCAAAAAGATGCTGTACGGAATACAAGCGCGACAGCTTATCCTGACTCTTGGGGTCAGAAAGCTGCACGGCAAAGCCCTCGCTGCCATAAAGACGCCGCAATTCTTGCGAAACAGATATGCCAGCGGCCTTATTCTCAACCAAAAGCTTGTCTACTTTCAATGACTTGCACGTTTTAGCTACTTTTTCAACCAAATCGTGGAACTCAAGGCGCTCCTGCCACGCATGCATCAGCATCAGGCGCGGCGCAGTCTCCGCATAGCCCCGGTCAAAGTACATTGGCCGCCCGTCCTTGTCCAAGATCCGGTTGGCAATGGCTGTGGAGTCAGTCGTAAACACGCCCCAGATGGAAATAGCCGAATAGTCGTTGGTGGTTTTGGTTGTGTAAGCCGTATCCAACGACGCAATGATGTAATCCATGGGCGGATAGCTGACTTCCTCCCACAGCTTCCACCATTCGCGCTTGATAACGCCGCCACCCGCAGGCTCAGGGCGCTGCTGAAGCTGCCCCGCAGCCATAAACGGACCAAGAGCGCGCTCAAGATTGAACACCTCCTTGGTCCCAAAGCGATCCGGCCACAGCAACTCACCCTCTTCCGTGCGTGGATCCTCCCATCCAATGTTGGTCACAAAGGACCGGTCAGGCTCGTACTTCATGGGCAAACACAAATGCGTCCACTCACCAACGTCCTTCTCAAGGACGTGACCCGTCAAATCATTTTCCGCCAGCCGCTGTTGGATAATCACATACGCGCCAGTCTTCTGATCATTCAAACGGGTGGACATCGTCCCATCCCACCACTCAATCGTGCTTTCAATGTTGGCGTCCGAAAACGCCTCCGACGCGCTGTTAGGGTCATCGATCACGATGATTGAACCACCTTCCCCGGTCACCGCAGCGCCAACGGACGTGATCAAACGCTCACCGCCGTGGTCATTGGAAAAGCGCGACTTGGTGTTCTGGTCGGAGTTCAGCTTAAACCGCTCACCCCACATGCTCTGATACCACGGCGACTCAATCAACCGGCGGCACTTAACACTATCACGCAGCACAAGCTGGTTGGCATAAGACGCCATCAGGAACTGCACACCGGGCCCAGACGTCGGGGACAGGGTCTGCTGCGCCCACGTCCACGCAGGGAACGCCACGGACGTAATGGTACTCTTACCCATGCGCGGCGGGATGTTGATAATCAGCCGCTTGATGTCGCCATCAACCACTGCCTGCAAATGTTCGGCCACAGCTTCAATCGGCCAGCCATCCTTCCATGTGCTGGCATCAATATACTTCCACGCATTTGTCAAAAAATAATACAGGCTCTCTTCGCAATCAGTTCGGTCCAACTCCATCAACTGGCGCTGAATGTCGATCTTCGAAATGTCGAAGTCGATCATTATCCCTGCATCCTTCGCATTTCCACAAACTGCTCCAGCATGTCAGCGCAGCACTCCTTGGCATCCTCCCACTGATCCTTGGTCACAATCGGGATCTGCCCCCGCATCATCCGAATGAGATAATGCGGGTTGATCATTAATTCAGGGTCAAACGTCATCGCGACGAAGTCGTCTTCTTCACTCATCAGGGACTTCCTCAAATTCGCCATCAGCGACCTGCTGCGCGCTAGGCGCTGCCAACCGCAAAGCGGAATTCAAAATGTCCCTAAGCGCCTCACGCTGATCAGCGTCAAGCAACCTTGGATCAATGGTCTGCGTCTTATGGCTAATCTCAAGCGGCTTGCCGTCAGCGCCCGTCATCTCAACGCGCTTCACGTCCCGGAAGCTGTCGCCACCCAGCCGGCTCAGCAAATACATCCCCGCCTGCACCGTGCCCTTGTGGGTCGGGTCGCGGGCAATGTTATACAAATTAGTCTTTACGTCATCCATCACAACGCTTAGGCCAATGTCCAACTCCTCACGGTAATGATTTCTCAAAGCGTTAACGCTGATCCCCATTACCTTGGCAACATTCTCATGGTTCATCCCAAGGCCAACAGCGTGAAGCACACCCTTGCGGCTCTTCTGCGTCGGAATATGCTCATGGGAGGCTTTCTTCCTTGCCCCCTTGTCCGGCAGCAAGGCCCTGATCGGGGACACAGTATAGCGACCGTCAATGCCCGTCTTGTCATGGCCATCGACGTCGGTGGGCTCACCGTCTTGAACAACAAGGCTTTTGGAACTTTTGGCCATCGATATGCTCACCTAATTGGATAGACCCCTATTTAATACGGATCAGGTTCCTGAGCAAGGACAGCAAATTTTTTGGGTATACCCCCACCCCCTTTATTTCTTGAAGGGGGTGCCCCCTTTGCGGGGCAGAAGCACTTCGTCCAAAAGAAAGCAGCCGGCTAGCCTTTGGGGTCAAGCTAACCGGCTGCGCACAACCACGAAAGGAGCAAACTATCGTGTCCGGGCTGCATACACCAACGTCCGATAGTGTGCAAGATGGTTTGTGTGCGGCTGGTGGGGTGGGGCATATGGACTGTGGGTGTTTTGGGGGTGTGTTGCGGGTCGGCTGCATGTAACCCCCCATGGTACCTAATTCCTAAAAAAAAGGGGTATACCCCCCCTCAGTCATCCAGACAGTTTGCCAGCATACAAAAAGAACAAAAGCAGACTGCCTTTCAGGCAGACGTTGTTTGTTAGTCAGCCTTCGGCTGAGCCGCGCGGCGCGCGGACGCGCGCTTCGCGCACGGGCGGCGCGCAGGCGGGGCGTGGGCGCAGTTACGGCAGGCACACCTCCCAGCGGCCCTTGTCACCGCCAAGCCTCGTGCCGGCTTCGACCCATCGGATGTCGCCGGGGCAGCAATACCCAAAGTCATAGCCGCGCATCGCCTGTATCTCAGCGTCATGCTGCGCGGCCTTAGATGCGACGTCGGCGTCTTCGCGCTTGTCGTAGTATCGCCAAGAGACCTTGCATCCCACCTCGTGGGCCTGCGCTTCGGGGTAGGTAGCGTAAGTGGTCATGTCGTTTGCTCCTTGTGGTTGGCTAGGTTAGAGGGCTGCCAGCTTGGCGCTGATGTCGTCGAGGATGCGGCCCTTGATGATGAAGGTTGCGGTGTTGCTGCTGGCAATCCAGCCCTTCCATGTCGACTTCCAGATATGCCAGACATGGCCGCCGCCATACCCAGTGTATTCCTTGGTGATGCGGTTCTTGCGGCTTTCAATGTTGTGGTAGTTTTTCATGTCGCTTGCTCCTTGGTTGGAGCCCTATTATTAGGGCGGGCTGCCCTGTCGGTCAACAAAATAAATGATCCGCTTTTGGAACTAACTCATCTCATTCTATGTCGATTGTCGCTTGACCAACAGGGCGAGCTGCCCTAATGATGGGGCATCAACCAAGGAGCAAGCCAATGACCACCAAGTTCGACATCTACCAAGACGTTACCGACCGCATCGTCAACGCGCTGGAGCAGGGCGCAGCCCCGTGGCTCAAGCCGTGGGCCGAAGGCAAGTGCGGCGGCTCAAGCCCCCACAACGCCGCCACTGGCCGCGCGTACAGCGGCATCAACTGGCTGGTGCTGTCCTGCTCATCCTACACGGCAGACGGCTGGCTGACCTATAAGCAGGCCACTGAGCTTGGCGGCCAAGTGCGCAAGGGCGAGAAGGGCACCCACATCGTGTTCTGGTCCTTCCCCAAGATCCAGCAGGACGACGGCACCTTCAAGGCTGTGCCGTTCGCCAAGGGCTATGTCGTGTTCAACGTGCAGCAGTGCGACGGCCTTGACGCCGCCAAGCTCAAGGGCATGGAGCCCGTGGTCGCTGGCGACACGTCGATCAACGCACTGGCAGCGCGCGTGGGCGCGGACGTGCGCCACGGCGGCAAAAAAGCGTTCTACACGCCGCAGGGCGACTACGTCGGCATGCCCACCGCCGACAGCTTCGCCAGCCCCGACGCATACGCCGCGACCCTCGCCCACGAACTGGTCCACTGGACTGGCCACAAATCGCGCTGCGACCGCCAGTTCGGCAAGCGCTTTGGCGACGACGCCTATGCGTTCGAGGAACTGGTCGCTGAAATCGGCAGCGCCTTCGTCTGCGCGCAGATGGGCATCCCGCTCGAAAACCTCCAGCATTCCAGCTACATCGCTTCGTGGCTCAAGGTGCTGAAAGCGGACAAGCGCGCAATCTTCACCGCATCCTCGCAGGCAAAGCGCTCATCGGAATTTTTGATCACAAACGAACCTGTGATCGAAGAAATCGCAGCCTGACATCAAACGGGCCTTGCCAAACAGGGCATAATGCCCTACGACAATCAGGCGGCAGCAAGTCGCAGTCGCGTAAATCCTATTAAAGCTGATTTTATTGGAGACTTACCATGGCAACGATTTTCTCTCGCGCCCACAACCTGACCGACATCGACCAGCTTGGTGAGATCAAGGCTCAGATTGCGGACCTGACTGCGGTGGCTGACAAGCTGTCCGCGCAGATCAAGGAGCTTGGCGCAGGCAGCCACGACGGCGACATGTTCACCGCCACCGTGTCGGTGATCAACGAGCGCTGGTCCGCTGATCCCAAGGCTATCGAAGCCAAGCTGCTGGCGGTGCTGGGCGAAAAGTCTTTCGCATCGTTCGTGGCTGCGCACCAGAAGCGCACCGCTGGCTACACCAGCCTCAAGCTTGCAGCCCGCAAGTCGTGATCATCACCGGGGCGGTCACAGTGCCGCCCCAACACCTGCAAGGAGCAAGACGCATGATCACCCCAATCGAACAAGCCCGCCAGCACATTGCAGAATTGGCCCGCAAGGACGGTGAAATAATATTTTCCCGTGAGGTTATTGCTGGCTGCTGGGATCATCGCGACGATGTGCAGGCCGCACTGTGCCGCTTTCAGGAGCAAGACGCATGATCACCATGGACACCTACACCGCAGTTGGTTTGGCCGAAGGCTTCATCGAAGCTGACGACGAACAGCAGATCATCGATGCGTGGCAGACGCTGCATGACACTGGTCTGGCATACCGCCTGCAAGGCTTTTTTGGGCGCACCGCTCAAGACCTGATCGCCCAAGGCGTGATCAGCGAATAACCGTCAACCAAGGAGCAAAAACAATGACCAAGACACTCGTAAAACTGACTATCGGCATGGAACATTACCTGATCGATTTGAAGGACGCCACGGCGATCATGGAAACGCTGGCAGGGTGCAAGCGCCTGTCGCTGGAATGGGACAGCGAAACCGACAAGTATCTCACCGTCATTAAGCAAACGGAAATTTCGATCCGCATGGCAAACCCGGAAGAGGTTTCCGCCCCGCCTTACAAAGAACAGGGAGATTGAGGCCCATGCACCTGTTCGCAATCCTCATAGCGTTGTGGGTTCTGGTCGTCCTGATCCCCGACGACCATGATCCGGGTGACGGGCGGGACTGGTGGGACTGACATGACCAAGGACGAATACCGGGCCGCACTGCAACGCATGGGGCTCCGTCAGGTGGACGTGTCGTGGATCACAGGGGTGACGCATCGCCATGGCCGCAAGTGGGCTAATGGCGACACCCCGATCCCCCAGTCCGTATCCCTTTTGCTGACCGCCCTTGAGGAAGGCCGGATCACCCCGCGATGGCTCAAAAAGCACATCCCGATTGACCCGCCATATAATTCCAGTGAGCGCGCCTAAAACGGGATTTCATCGTCAAGGTCGCCTTGGGTGTCGTGAACGTCATCCAAGGCGTCTCCCACGTCCCGCCTTAGCTGGACTACCTCCGCAGCCGGGAACGCGCTCTTAACGGCCTCTACGGGGCTCAGAGCGTCCAATATCACCGCCATCTCAGCCAGCGTATAGACACAGGCATTCTGGCGGCCCATTTTATAGTCTGTGGCGTCGTCAATGGTCCTGACGATCACATGCACCAACCCGGACGCCCCGACGACCTCCCAAGCTTCTGTTGGGCACCGCTCCAAGCCTGCATCGCCTGCGGCCTTGTCGAGCGCCTTCCAGCCATTGATCATGCGCCTGCACTGGGTCTTCACCCCTTCCAAATCGCCATGCCATATAGCTTGATTGGTCAGGTATCGCTGCCGGTCGAACTTCTCCCGTATCTCTGGGCCGACCATCAGCCGCAGCCTGCCTGCTCCCCACTTATGCTCCATGCCTTCCACGCACAGCGTCAGTTCATCCACCCACGCCTGTCCGGTGATATACATCCCGTAAGTTTTTTGCCACGGCGCTGCATCAAACCTGCGTTCACGGGGCACCACCTCGCGCCACTGGTTCTGCCCCGCGTATTTTTTCGTTTCCTTGGCCATGTCCTGATCCCTTTAATAAAATAATCCAACGCCGGTTCGCAGCATACACCACAGGCGTACCTGCCTCCTGCTTCAACACCACCTTGCCATCAGCATAGGCCGCAACCTTTGCCAGCACCCACGCCATAATCGACGGATGATGCTCATTCAGCAGCTTCACGTCGGCCTTGGTTGCTGCCTTGCCGTTTAGGATACCCACTTCAAAAACATTCTTGGGCGCTGCCTCATCCAAATGCACCTTCACATTGATCCACCCATCCCTGCATTTGTCCGGGCAAATGACCAGATGCCACTTTCCCCGTTTGGCCATCAGCAGGTGCGGCTGCGTCCGCAAATAATTCCTCCGGCCATATCGCACCCCAACCTCCCCAACCTTGGGCATACGTCTCGCCATGCCATCCCTCCATCAACCGACAATCAAATCAGCCACAAACCTGTTTCCCCATACGCTTCGCGGATGCATCACCCGCGACCGAAGGGAGAGCGGATGGGAGCGACAGCGACCTTCCGCGTCGGGTGAAGCTTCCGCATATGCCCAACAGACCTATCCCCAAACCGCTCACCCTTCCCACCTACCATCGGCAGGCTGCAAGCCGCCGACCCGCTGTATACGTTTAGTATCAGGGTACTTCCGCCAATTACCTCCGCCGGGATTATCCTTTGTTTTCAACGCTTGGCGGAAGTAGGCGGAAGTAACTTTGGATTACCTCCGCCATTTACCTCCGCCAATTACCTCCGCCAGATTTATCCTTTGTTTTCAACGCTTGGCGGAAGTAGGCGGAAGTAGGCGGAAGTAGATTTGGGCTTACCTCCGCCATTTGGCGGAAGTACGGCGGAAGTAGATTTGCTTACCTCCGCCATCGCTGTTGTTCCTTCATCGCAACTCAAGCACAGTCATTGGCACGTCTAAAGAGAGCAGGAAGTTGTGGCGGGCAGCGCGATATGCGTCCAGAAACTTGCCCTTAAGAAGCTTTTGGGGTGGCGGTTCAGGAGACCACTCAACAACGAGCGGTAAGACCGACCCTTGGAGATCAAGGATGAACTCAGCGCTGTATTTCTTATTAATTTTATATTCCTTACGGTAAGCCATCATCGGTTTTCTCCTTATTTGTTGGGCAGGAGGGCTTCAAGCTCCCTGATCGCCCACTGGATGCCTTGGATCTCCACACCCATGTCATGCAGACCATGGGCGTCGTGTGACTGTAGGAACACGTCTGCCATAGCCCAGCATGTAGCCTCGCGCTCCCGCAGCGACGTGATGCGTTCTGATGGGCTGTTGCGTAAAGCGCTCATGGCTCCCGCCGCCGAAACTTCCCCAGCACATCCCTATCCGGCGTCAACTGGCGCATCTTGGCCAGTTCCTCATTCAGCGCAGCCACCTGCCCTTGCAGGGTGCCATTGATAACCAGCAACGCCGCTATAGCTATGCACAGCAGCGTGGCACCAAAGATAACTGACATTGACATTACCCTCTCTCCTTCAATTGCTGACTTCGCGCGTAGCCTTTGGCCTCAACAGATTAGCGCGACCCCTCGCCACGCCATTAACCCGCGCCCTTTCATAAACGCCGGGGCGGTTTTCGCGCAGCGCTTCCGTATAACGGGACACTGAACCCCACCCATAATCATGCGCTAATTCGGTCAGGGTTTTTTCGCCAATGTCGCGCCCAGCAGGCGGCAGCATCGGCGAAGTGCCGGGTGGCCGGGGCGGGTTGTTGGCGCGGCGCTTAGGGGCCTCCTCTTTGGCCATACGCGCTTCCGTTGATTTGGTTTGGGACAGGTGGGCCCTAGCGCGCTCAGACAAGCTCACCTGCTCCATGCGCCCATCGGAATAAAGATACCAAAACCGTTTGCTGCGGATGATGACACGGCGGCCAAGCTTACTTGCCATTGATCGCCCCTTCCGCCTTGTGAATGGCCTGCTGCACATCAGACATCAACCGCAGTGCCGCGTTGGGCTCCGTGCCTCCCGCGCCGTCGTCCTCATAGTCCGCATATCTATCCAGATATTCCGCACACTCAGACAGCACATATAATAATTCATTAATCATGTTCTGCTCCGCTTTTAATTCCTGAGACCATTTCGCCAGCGCATCACGCGCCACCCTCAAGGCCTCTTCACTTACGCGGCAAGCCCGCGCCTGACGCGCTTGCTCCTGCGCGGCAATCAACGTGTCCAGCACGTTCAATGCTTCTTGGCCCGTCATGACAAAAGGCCACTTGCTTTTGCAGCATTACGCAGATGGTGCGGGGCATAGGCCCAGCGACGGGTCACAACCCCGTATTCGCTGCACAGGGCCTGAAGACGATCCTCAGCCTCCCGCAGGGCCCCGGCCAGTTCGTCATGCACGGCAAACACAGCGGCTGCGTCAGTCAGTATGTCGCGCTCTTGGCGCGGTTGCTCATTTTTCATCGGTTTGCTCCTTAGTGATTAATCAGAAATTAAAATCGCGGAAAGCACTGCGACCGGGGCGGACATTGCCGCCAATCTCAAAGGTCTTAACGCCAGACTTCTTCCACCTGCGGCGTTCGTTGTCTTCCTCATCGTTCCAGTGGCGCAAGCTGATCTTGATCTTAACGCCATCCGGGTTTGGCGTGTATTCGTAGCGCTGCACCTCCTGATTTTCGCAGTGCGCTGCAAAGCCACCGGCAACGAAGCGAAGCTCGTCGCGGTTGAGCAGTTCAGCGCGGTCAGCGCGCAGCGTCATGGTGGTCGCGGTCTTCTTGATGATGGTATAGGCGTGGACGTCGCTCCACACCGAAACACTGACGCCGTCACCAACCTTCAAGGCGGAAATGGCGTCTGCTTCTTCGTTGATTTCAGCGGTGCGTTCTGCGGTATAAGTCATCATGATAGCATCTCCCTATGGGGCGCTGCCCCTGTTGGAGTCCCATCATTAGGGCAAACCGCCCTGCCATGTCAACATTTAATCGTCATACCACCGCGTTTTGACCGGCTCCGGGCTGCCGTCCTGCAAGCCGCGCAGAACCCTCAGGCCGCGCGTCTTAGCCTTGTGATCAGCGATGCTCACTTCGATCACCTCATTTATCAGCCACGCCCCCAGCATGCGCTCAGCCAGATCCTGATCAAGGCCCCAGCGGTTGGCCATGATTGCCGCAGCGTATCGACCGTCGCGCTTGGCGTGGTAATGGTTCGACCACGGGCGCTTGGCTGTCCACGCCTCGCTCATCACATCCAATATCTGCTGGCACACCACCTTGCTGGGCCAGCCTGCCTTGTTGTCTTTAGCCTCGTCTGCTGCCGGCTCAGCGTACAGGCTGGTGCTTCCCTTGATGTCGCCAAGCTCCACCTTCTTCAGGCGGAAGCCTTGCTTCCACCCGTCTGGTGCCGATTTGATCTTCTTGGCAAACATCTCGCCAACTTCGGATCCCTCTTCGCGGGTGATCGACAGCAGGGCGTCACCAGCCCCGTCAAAGACTGTGGACCCGCGCAAATTGCCATTGCGGCTGGTGTGATGGACGCCGGCCACCGTTGACCCAAAGACCTCCCGGACACGGTCGCAGGCGGAAATGAACAGCGTCATGTCCTTTTGCAAATTTTCATCCGCACCCGGCAGCACCCTGCTGACCGTGTCCACGGTGATCAGCACTGGGGGCTCACCCAATTTGTTGGTGATGTCCAGCACCGTGCGCAATAGCTTATCGACGTCGGCCTCAGCCATGAAATTGATGGTCTGGCGGATCAGGTAGAACGGGATGTCGTCCACGTTGATCCCGGTTTCTTTTTCCCACGCCATGATGCGAAACTTCAGATCGGCCACGCCTTCGCTCGACAGCAGCACCACAGGTCCATGCTTGTTGATCTTACGACCCCACCACTCAGGCAGGCCAGCGGCGATGGACAGGGCCATGCTCAGGGTGATGAACGTCTTGCCGCAGCCCGGAGGCCCGTAGGCAAACAGCAGGGAATTTTCGATCACGATGCCTTCAATCAGGTATCGCGGATCGGGCAAGGCCTTGATGTCGCCAATACTCAGCGTCTCATACACGTCGATATCAGATTGCGTCAGCGTCAGAGCCCCACCGCCGCCATCACCGGTTGCCTCACCCACAACCAGTTCAAGTTTTTTTTCGGGCGCAGGTACGGCTGCCGCCTCCTTTACGCGATCAGTCCACTGCTCCATGGCAGCGTTCCACTTTTGGAAAAACAGAGACGCGCCGCGACCTTCCCGCTCCAGCAGGATGTGGTTGGGGGTGCCCGGTTCAAACAGCCGGCTCTTGACGCTATGGTCGTATTTGGTGAACGCCTCGCGCATCTCCCTTTCGGCGTCGGCATCGCTGATGAACGGGCTGACGCGATACAGATGCACGACCCTCGCCCAGATCAGGCGCGTCATGTAATCCTCGCGGCCATCCACAATCTGGCCAAAGGCGTCTGTGGCCGTCGCAGGGCTGTCTGTGCGCTCTCCGCGCTCGACCTTTGTAAACTGAGACAGAAGCTCGTCGATGGCCTCTATAAGCCACATAGGGGCTTCTGGGATGGCAATCGTCCACGGCTCATAGCCTTTCAGCCATTCGTAGGACTGGCCGCTCTCATGCTTGCTGGGCGGCAGCATGGCGAACCCGCCTTGGCCGCGAATGTCCACGCCCATGCTGGTCTTGTTGGTGGGGGATACCCAGCCGTCCGGGGCTTTAAGCAGCAACTGCAAGCCGCCGCCGCCAGTGCGCTGTGTCGGCGCATTGATCGGGACGCCACGGTTGTGGCAGTCGATCAGGTCATCCAGCCACGTCTTGGCAGCAGGATGGTTATGGCAGTCCACGTCAAGGACGAACACGCCGCCAGACGCATTGCCGGTAATGATGCCCATGTTGGGGCGGGAACGGAATTCACCGCTCCCGCCAAACCAGCCGTTGAACGTCTCATCGTCGGCAATGTGATCTTCATAGTCGCGCCACTTGATGACGGGGCGCTTCCACGCCTTATCCTCGCGCGGCATCTTTGCCGGCACGACCTGAATGCCAATACCCCGGTACATTTTAGCAAAGTCAGCAGGACCCGCAAAATCGTAATCGAATTGAATATTTTCCACGGTAAGCCTCTGATCGATGGGTATTTAGAAGGGCTTCGCCCCATAATATGCGATGAGGGCAGCGTCAGATCGACCGTCGTCCTTTTTGCGCTGGAACAGATCCGCTTGCGCAGGAAAAAGCTGCATCGCCCTCTCCCGGCTTCCGTCCTTGCCTGCGCGCTGGCCAACGGCCTTCTGCCACGCCTGAGGCGTCACAAGGGTCGTGGGGATATCATATGCAGCTAAGATGCCCTCCACAATCCCCGTTGACCGACCGAAGCTGAAAACAGACGTCACGCCCTGACCGGGCATGGCGTTGACCCGCTCAACGAAGGCCGCCTTGATCGTCGTGCTTGCAAGAAGGTTGGCCAGCGCCTGAGCGCTGACCTCCCTCTTCGTCTTGCCGTTGCGGACAAGCTCCAGCACCGGCATGTCGAACACCTCAACGGTCTGCTCCGACGTGTCGTAGAGCGCCAGCGCCCCACTCAGGCCGGGATCGATGCCAAGAATGATCACAGACCCAAAGCCGTCTTATACAAATCGACCATGGCCTCTTCGGCCTCACGCTCTGCCTTCTCCTTCTTACGAAGGCGGACAATCTGCTTCATGGCCTTAATGTCAAAGCCGGCAGACTTGGCTTCGGTGTAAACGTCTTTGATGTCGTCAGCGAAGCCCCTCTTTTCCACTTCAAGGGACTCAATGCGTTCGATCAACAGACGCAGGCGTTCGTTTGCTACTTGCTCAGTCATTTCGTTTGCTCCTCGTTGCGCGCTTCCATCATCGCGTCGGCATATTCATATGCCAAGCGGGCAGCGTCAAACCGCCCATTCTCCTGACAGGATGCCTGCAAAACCATGCCGGCAAACCAGTCGCGAAGCTCCATCCCCGGCGTGTGGCCCAGATCCGTCTGACGCGGGTAAACGTAATTGTCCTTCATCAATGCCTCCTTATTGAATTGTTTGTTTTGCGGCTTCTTCTGCAAGCCCAAGGTTGATGGATTTAACGCTGTCATCAACGCTTTCGCGGATCGCGGTCATCATCTTGTCAACGAATTCCTCGTTAAAAAGGCCGCACACTATTCCAGACGCGAGGAAATTAGTCAGCATCATGCCCACAACGCCAACAGCAGCAGTAGCGTCTGGCACAATGGCAGACACAACTGTCTGAGCCGTGTCCGTCGCGCTCACAAGGTCCTGAAATTCAATATGTATGGCGCTTGCCATCAAAGCCTCCTCAAAAAATTTCGTTCAAACGCATGATGTTTGAAGCGATTTCCTTATTGTCGCCGGCAAGAGCCGCAGCCTCACGCACGATCACTGGCGCAACAACCGACAAAGCCCTCTGAGCCGCTAAGCGACAGAAATGCCTATCCTTTTCGCTTGCCTTCGTCGTGAAGGCGGCGGGGTTGATTGCCTTTGCTATCGCGTCAACCAGATCTTCAATCGTTTCAATCTGGTCGTCTGAGATCACGGTCATTACAGATCTTGCAAAGCCAAAACCTGAACCGACTTTCCCTTTTGATCTGTCAGGCAGGACACAGCTTTAGGCCCCATACGGTTGGCAAAATACGACCCAATGTCGCGGGAAACCACGCGGGGATCGTATTGACCGCAGTCAATAACCTTTACATCGCCAGCCTTCATGTTTTTCATACACGGCAGGAAAACGTCGCGCGTTTCCAAACGATGATACTGAGGCAATTTGCGCACATATTTCGCATCGCGCCGCTCCTTTACCTCAAGGTCGCCATATTCAAGGCCGCACGATGTGATCACTTTGTATTTTGCGCCAAGCAAATTCAGCACCCTGACTGCTTCGTCAAGCTTCCTCTTTTGAATTTCCAACATGTTTTGCTCCTTTCGATAAGATTAATTGTCTTCGTCAAACCCCTTTGGCCTAAACCCCGTAAGCAACGCCTCAACTGCAACCGACGTCGGACCCGGCACGGGGCACTCCCCGCTTTCGTAGCGCCGGATCGTCCGGTCTGAGCCCTTACCCATACGCAAGGCTCTAGCCATCTGCGGGGCTGTCATGCCCAACGCACCACGCGCTGATGCGAAATCCTCTTTTGTCTGCTTCATTCTGGCTCCAATCGTTGCTGACTTACCACATGTCGAAATGTTGGGTATTTTCCTCATGTCGAAAACACGCAGCCGTTGTGGCGGCTAGCCGCAATTGGGTACGGGCACCTCGCCCTGCGTGTCAACAGCATTTTTTTGGCTTGACGGAAAAATCTCAGGGCGTATTGTCCTGTCACTTTGCATCTACGGTGACGGTGCCAGATAGTATCGTATTGTTATTAAGGGAAAATATGACAAACCCATTCCAAAAGCACGGGATAGAGCATCTGTCTCCATCAACGTGCAACCTGTTCACGTCGTCACCGGCTACCTTTGTCATGAAGAAGTGCCTTAAGATGTCGTCTCCTGTCGGCCCCGCCGCCTATCGCGGCACGGCGGTTGAGGATGGCGTTGCGCACGGCCTGTTTGATTTGTCAGCGCCGTTGGCTGAATGCACAAAGATTGCGCTCGACAAGTTCAACGCGCTGGCGTCGTTTATCAGTGGGGAGAAGGTCGATAAGGAACGCAAGGCGATCCCTGACATGGTGGAGATGGGCCTGCGCGAACTGCGCAGCTACGGAACGCCTTCGTCTGCTCAGGGCGCTATTACGTTGAACTTTGACGGTCTGCTGGTTCCCATGATCGGCTTCTATGACTTTGAGTGGGAGCAGCATGGCATGCTAACTGACTTGAAGACGAGCCATGCGCTGCCAAGCAAGATCAGCCACCCGCATGCTCGTCAGGTGGCCCTCTACCGCGCTGCAAGGGGCGACAACCTGTCGGCGCGCGTTACCTACATCACGCCCAAGAAACACGCCACATATGCCCTTGAGAACGCCCGTGAGCATGTCGAGGCGCTTGGCAAGATTGGTATGACGATCCAGCGCTTTCTGTCCCTGAGCGACGACCCTAAGGAGCTTGCCTCTTTCGTCGCCCCTGACACTGAGAGCTTTTATTTTAATGACCCGGTTTCGCGCCAACAGGCGTTTGAGATCTGGGGCATTTAACCAGTTTCCGCACAATGCGGGAAAGCAAGGTGACTGGCTAAACAGCACCATAAGAGGAAAACGAAAATGGCTTTTGGCTTCAACTACGAATCGTCTGCTGGCGACATCATTCCCATCGTCAAGTTTGACGCACGGGCTGGGCGGTTCTTCCGCATCGACCGCAGCGATGGGGTGAACAACCCCGTGGACATCACTTCGTCCTTCAAGGCCGTCATGGACTTTGAGAACATCGAAGTGGGCTTCATCCACTTCCCTGCCGGATCAGCGCCCGAATTCAAGGTTGCGCCGATTGGCCAGCCCATGCCCGAAAACCCCGGCGGTAAGTTCCGTCAGGGCATCCGCATGATGCTGAAGCTGGGCAAGGATTGCGGCGGCGACGTCCGCGAAATTGCTTCAACGGCAAAGGCCGTGCTGGGCGCTTTCGACACCTGCCACACAGAGTATATGGCCGGCGTTAAGGCCAATCCGGGCAAGCTCCCAGTCGTCTCTCTTTCAACCACGGTTCCGATTGTCACGCAGGGCCGTGACGAAAAGGGCAACGCCGTGAAGACGACTAACTACGCCCCGGTGTTCAAGATCACTGGCTGGGTTGATCGTCCTGCGGATCTTGTGTTCACGCCCAAGAACGGCAGCGCCGCTCCTGCGCCTGCTCCGGCGGCTCCGGTGTCGGCTCCTTCGACGGGTTCAACGCTGGTGACCGCGCCTGCTTTGACGTTGTTGGACGACGACTTCGGCTAATGGACAGAGCGGTGGGCGGGGTGCTATGCCTCGCCCACCACTTTGAAGGTATCGCTATGAGATTTCAGATTACAATGAACATGCCGTCGCGAAGCGGGAACTCGGTCCACCAGATCATTGGCGAACACCCAGCCAAAAGCTTGGAAGAGTTGACAGCGGCCTTGGCCCACTCCGACTTCATCATTGTCGATGAGATCTACAAGGACAATGAGGCGATGAGGGGTGCGGGTAATTTCTACAGCGTCGGCAAGATTGCCATCAACCCATTGTTCATTGGCAAGGTGAAGGTCCTTCAGCAATGACGCCGCCAAAAAACATACCGCCAAACGCTTATTGGCAGTGCATGCCGGAAGAAGCGTTTGAGGATCCTATTAAGCCCGACATAATCAACCCTGACCATTATAAGGTCGGCGGCATTGAGACGATTGACTACCTGCGGGCCAAATTGACTCAGCAAGAGTTTGCCGGCTACTGCCGTGGCAACGCGCTAAAGTATCTGAGCCGCACCGGCCACAAGGACGATGCCGCGCAGGAGATTGGCAAGGCTATTTGGTATCTAGAGCGTTTGCGGGACGTGCTGTGATGCCTGACCCGCTTCTGTTCTGGACGGTAATCGCGCTGATTGTGGTGACCATCTACATACTAGTCACTGGCAAGTAGCCAAGCCTTACATCAATTCGGCGACTGCCGCGATCAGGGCGGCAACCGCTGCAAATGCAACGACGCCCTTGTTTTTTACGTTCATCAGCTTTTCCATCAGTGAGCGCTGAGGCGGGTGGGGGTCGCCGATCACACCCTTGGTGACCTTGTTGACGACAATCTTCTCGGCCTCTTTCTTGGCAGCGTTGAGCGCCGTTTTCTTCAGGTCCATGATAATCTCCTTACTTAGATTTGCTTTCGATGACGCCAACGCGCACCTTCAAGTCGTTGATCTCGCCCGTCAGATGCTCACGTAAATCCGCTCTGGCCCTTGCCGAAAGCGGGCTGTCCGTGGGTACGCCGTCTGGCGTGATAAGGACAGGCATCGACGCTTCGATCTTGGTCAGCCGGGTTTCAAACGTATTCACCTGCCCCAGCAGCCACGCAATGCAGGCAATCAGGATGGGCACAGCGCCCTTCAGGATGTCGCCCCAGTTGACGTTCATGGCAGCCACCCAGCGAACTTCTTGGTCTTCATCTTGCGGTCATCCAGACCATGGGTGCCACCATTGATGCGCTTTGTGAGGGCAAGGATGGCAGCGTCGTTGATACCTTGGTCGCAGATGCTCCAGAGCTTGTTCTTGTCGAAGAACCAAAGGGCGCTTTCGAAGCAAAGTTCAGTGGCCACAAGGTTCGGATTATCCACCACATCCGGGCGGTCGATGTAGTCCGCAAACGCTTCGTAGTTCGACTTGCCCGTCAACTGGAGCGCCCCGCGACCGCGATACTTCCACCCGTCGCCAGACGCCTCGACGCTGTTACCCATGCGGCTGGCATAGACGCGGTTGGCGATCTTCTGCGGCTGGCGCTCATACGCCTTGGCCATAGCGTCGGTCGGGAAATATTTGCCAAAGATACCGCGCAACCCCTTAGCGCCATAGTTCAAGTTCTCACTGAACGCCGTGAAGTTGCCGCTCTCGTGCGCCGTCTGGGCAAAGAAGTGGGCGGCGCGGTTCT